AGATAGTACACTTTATCGGAAAATAAAATTGCTTGAAAAGATGGCTATGTTAGAACTAAAATCGAACAACAAATTTACCGTTGTAACTATTGTAAATTGGGGCATCTATCAAGAAATTGCAGTTGTAAGTGAACAGCAGATGGACAGCAAATGGACAACAAGAGAACAACAACGGAACAACAACGGAACAACAAGTGAACAACAGATGAACACAAACAATAAAGAGAATAAAGATAAAAAAGAAAAGAAAGAGAATAAAGAGAATAAAAAAGATATAGAGACTGCCAAGCAGTTCTTTGAATCTGAAAACCTCAATTCCACTTTTCTTGAGTTCATCTCAATGAGAAATAAGATTAAGGCTCCTATGACAGATCGAGCAATTGACCTTGCTGTAGCAAAGTTAAAGAAGTTGGCAACATTGCCTTTCTCAGATGATTTGAATGAGGAAATGGCAATCGAAATTTTGAACAATAGCATTATGAACAGTTGGAAAGGGTTATTTGCGCTGAAAGAGGACAAGCGGAAGGGTGAAGCTGATCGGATAGCAAATAGAGTGAGTGAGGTGGACGGTTGGTAATGGAGAAGCCTACACGTGATGATTTTTACAATGGCAAAAGAGTTTATAAGTGTAAGTATTGCCAAGACAGTGGTTTCGTATTTGACAGGGTAGATGCAACTGGGAGAGAGTTTTATAAAATGTGTGATTGTCACCCAATGCATGGAAGGAGAAGTTCGGATGGATAGAGACGAATTTAAAATCTTGGTGAAGGGAATGAAAGCAGTTTATCCACAGCAGACTTTTATACCGGATCAGGATGCATTTAATATATGGCACTCGTTACTACAAGATTTGTCATATGAAGTTGCTAACAGAGCAATTCAGAAATACATGTTGTCCTATAAGTTTCCACCAACCATTGCTGATATTCGTGAAAATGCCACTGCATTTATTCCTCACGATGAAGAAATGAGTGAACTGGAGGCATGGAGCATCGTATACAAGGCAATCTGCAATTCGTATTACAATGCAGAAGCGGAATTTGAGAAACTTCCACCAGTAATTCAAAAAGCAGTTGGTAGTCCGGCGAATCTCAGGGAATGGGCACAGATGGATACAGAGACAGTGCTGAGCGTTGAACAATCTCATTTTATCCGAAGTTATCGGGCAGCAGTGGAACGGCAGAAGATGGATGCAAAGCTACCGGAGAATTTCAAGGCCATACAGGAAAAAAGCAAAACTTTGCTTTTGGAATAAATGATGCTTGGTATTATTGAAGTAAATTTAAATTTTGTCGGATGATTATTGTATAGAGCTGTATGATTTAACTATTATAATCTGCTGTCAAGCATATATCACTATTTATAAGGCCGCAGTGGAGCATTATTCCACCGCGACCAAACGAGCCACCCTATGTGCCACCGATAATGCCGAACTAATAGTTTCAACAGTTAATGCAAAGAAGAAAAAAATGTAAATATAATCCACTCAACAAATGGGAGTTGCCACCAGCGGGGAACTGGTGGCAACAAGAAGATAAAATAACCTAGTACAGAAATAGGATAGCACAAAATATATAATTTGAACATGTCGTCTGACAAAAGTTTTAAGAAGGGAGAAAATTATTTGGAAAAAAGTATACTAGAACATTATTCAGATTCGCTGGCACGTGTGAAGTATCTGCAGCAGTCGGTGCAAAGACTTGAAGGCAAATTGGAACTGATGAATAAGCAAGGCTATTATGTGACGGATACTGTAAACCGTGGGAGGAAGGGAAAGAAATCTCTCGGAAACGTTACGATTGCCGGATTTCCTTCTTCTGAATATGCAAGACTAAAAAAAATACTAGATAAAAGAAAAGATATATTAGAATCAGAAGAGCATAATTTGCTTGAACGAACCGGTTTAGTTGAGGAGTACATAAGTAAGCTAGACGATGTTGAAATCAGGAATATATTGAGCCTGTACTATGTGGAAGAATTAACGTGGTTACAAGTATCTTTCCGCATGAATACGCTATATCGCAAGAAAAAAGCATACACAGAAAGTAGCTGTAGACAGAAGCATGATAGATTTTTTGAAAAAGTTTCAAAAACGGCGGTTATGGCGGATGCGAAATGTTAATATTCATAATGACAAAAGTGTCTAGCAAAGATGCTTAGTCACAAAATTTTTCATAACTCATGGGTATCTGGAAACGGATACCCTACTCCCAAAAATCACAGAGAGCCGACAAGGCTCTTTTTCTATAAGCTTTTTATTGTAGAGATATGAAAATCATGATAACATAGGACTATGGAGGTATGGAGAATGTTTACGTTAGAGCAAATGGAATTGGTTAAGCAGGAGTACATAAAAGAGATAGCAGAATATCAAAGTATGCTAAATGAAAATATCCAGCTAAGAGAAGGTATGTATATTAAGCGTGAAGTAAGTAAGCGTCTTTACGAGAAATGTGGGAAGGATAAAAACTACAACGAGGATTGTGATCAGTATATGGATATTTATGATTCACATATTGAGGAGTTTAAAGAAGAGTTAGAGAGTTTAAATCTTAAGCTTGAAATCATTAATCAGATGATGGATGAAGTCAGAATATAAAGCATTGGTATTGATTGCTTTTATTATATTTGAATCATTACAGAAAAACATTAAGAGCATAACAGTAGTAGATTAGGACATGGGGGAATAACCTATGTCCTTTTATTGTGGGGTGGATATGGCTAAGGAATGGGCAAAGCAGTTCTATAACAGTAAAGCATGGAAAGAATGCAGGAAGAGTTTCATACAGGAGAGAGTAAGCATTGATGGAGGTCTATGTCAGACATGCCATAAGGAACCAGGATACATAGTACACCATAACGGTATATGGCTAACACCAAGTAACATCACTGATCCTGTGGTTGCTCTTAACCATGACAACCTTAAGTATGATTGCCTCATATGTCATAACGCAGAAAAAGAGCAAGCAGAAAAGCCAAGATATTACTTTGATGTAGATGGGAACATGGTACTGATACCGGATGATGATTAAATGAATATGCCCCCATAAAAATTTAATTTGTAGAACCACGCTAGACCGTTGGTGGTCTCAAAAAAAATACACAGGTCATTTTCATAGGGGGTGTGGGTTTTTGATGAAGGGTAGGTGAAAAAAGTGGCAAGAAGAAAAACATACAAGGATATGACAAAAGATGAAATCATCTGCAAAGAGAAAGAAAAGTTAAACGAAATCTATGCAATGCTAGAGGATAAAACTAAAAAATCCGTATCGTCCCTGGTTGATGAAGCCGCTTTTATGGCCGCGTCTTTATATGAATTGCGACAGATCATAAATGAAAAGGGTTATACAGAAGAATATCAAAACGGAGCCAATCAGCAAGGATTAAAAAAGTGTTCCGAGGTTGAAATATATATCAATTTATCAAAAAACTATATGAGTATAATGAAACAGCTTACAGATTTGCTACCAAAACCGCAAACACCAGGTGGAGATAAACCGGATGGACTTGATGAATTTATAGGTAAGCGCAATGATTAAATATCCAGATGATTATAATCCAATTCGTGAGTATTGGGAAAAAATTGAATCAGGAGAAGAAGTTGTAAGCAAAAAGATTTATTACACCTATCAGAAATTGGCGAAAGACTTAGATGATAATGACAGTGAATATTATTACAGTCCGGCCAGAGCAAACCACGCAATAGAGTTTATTGAAAATTATTGCAAGCATAGCAAAGGTGAGTTCGGTGGTAAACCAGTCTTGCTAGAGTTATGGCAAAAAGCCATGATAGCAGCAGTATTTGGATTTATAGATATTGAAGGGAATCGAAAGTATCACAGATGCGTATTAATCATCGCAAAGAAAAATGGAAAATCTCTTATAGCCTCCGCAATTGGTTTGTATTTGCAAATAGCAGATAATGAGCCGGGTGCGGAGGTTTATGCTGTCAGCACAAAAAAAGAACAGTCTAAGATCATATGGGCAGAAGCAAAGAGAATGGTTAAAAAGTCACCAGCATTGAACAAACGTATCAAATGCTTGGTCGGAGAATTGGATTGCGAAAAAAACGATAGTGTATTTAAGCCTTTGGCATCTGATTCCAATTCATTAGATGGTTTAAATGTGCACGGCGTGCTTATGGACGAGATACACCAGTGGCAGAATGGAAGAACATTGTACGATATAATGGCAGATGGAACGATTGCACGTAGGCAACCATTGATACTGATTACCACGACAGCCGGAACGATAAGAAAAGACATATACGATGAAATATATGCGGAGTGCGAAAAGATAATCAACGGATATGCTGGCATTGAGTCTTATAAAGACGATAGGACAATCTGTTTCGTTTACGAGTTAGATAAAAGAGAAGAGTGGAAGGATCCATCTTGCTGGAAAAAAGCAAATCCAAATCTTGGGATTTCATTCTCTTATGCATACTTAGAAGAAAAGGTGAATCTTGCGAAGCAGAATAAGAAGCTGGTAAAGAATCTTGTCTGCAAGCATTTCGATATACCAGAAACAGGATCACAGAGTTGGTTATCATACGACATACTGAATAAAAGATTGACTTATGACATTTCAAAAATGAAAATTACATTTGCAATCGGAGGTGTTGACTTATCGTCAACGACAGACTTAACATGTGCAACATTGGTATTTCGCTTGCCAAATGATCCGGTGTTATACGTACAGCAAATGTATTGGTTACCAGCAGATAGATTAGCAGAAAAAATTATTGAGGACAAAGTACCGTATGATGAATGGATAGAAGATGGAATTTTGAGAGTATCCGAAGGAAACAAGATTAATTATAAAGATGTCACAGAATGGTTTGTAGAAATGCAATCGAAACATGGTGCTTTGTTATATAAACTCGGATATGACAGATATAGTGCAACATATATGGTGGATGAACTTGAACAGTATTTTGGTAAGGTGACAGAACCGGTGGCACAGGGAGCCAGAACCTTTAATATACCAATGCGTAACTTTGAAGCAGACATGGAAAAAGGGTTAATCAATTTTAATAATAATCCAATTACTTTATGGAATATGGCTAATGCATCGGTATCTATTGACACAAATAATAATATGTACCTCTGCAAAACGCAGGATGTAACAAAGAGAATCGATGGAGTGGCAAGCTTGTTAGATGCCTACATCGTATATCTAAATGTTATGAGTGACTATAATACGCTAGTAAATTATTAAAGAAAGACGGTGATAGAATTGGGATTGTTTGACAAGATATTTCCTAAAAATACACAAGAACAAAAGCAAGTACAATCTGCAATGAATGGTTATTTTCAAACGCTGACAGCTTACACACCTTCATTCACAACGTTCGACGGTGGAATATATGAAATGGAACTTACGAGAGCATGCGTAGACAGATATGCAACGTTTTGCAGTAAGTTAAAGCCTGAGATTCAAGGAACTGCGTATAAGAATCTAGAAAAGGTGCTGCAATACAAGCCAAATCCTTATATGAATACGTCACAGTTCCTTTACCGCATTGCAACAATATTAAAAGTAAACACGACAGCGTTTATTATACCATTGTACGCAGACGATTACATGACAATCACAGGATTCTATCCTATTTTGCCTACTAACACAGAATTAATCGATGTGGGCGGTGATTTATGGTTACGATATCGGTTCACAAATGGTCAAGTTGCAGCAATCGAGTATAGCAAGGTTGGTGTGCTGACTAGATATACGTACAAAAACGATTTGTTGGGTGATGGGAACAATGTATTGATGCCAACTATGAATTTGCTTGACACGCAAAAGCAAGGAATTATAGAAGGGGTAAAACAGTCTGCTTATTTAAGATTTATGGCACGTTTTGGGCAGGTTGTAAATGATGAAATCATTGCAAAAGAAAGAAAAAATTTCTCTGAGACAAATTTAAGCGCTGATAACAAAAGCGGATTGATGATGTTTGACAGCAAGTATGCCGAGGTAAAACAAATCGACAGTAAGCCATTTGTCATAGACGCAGAACAAATGAAACTAGTCCAGGATAATGTATTTAATTATTTTGGAATCAATGAGGATATTTTGCAAAACAAATACGATGAGAATAAATGGAACGCATACTACGAGGGGGAGATAGAACCATTTGCTATTCAACTATCACTCGTTCTGACCAACATGCTATTCACATCAAAAGAAATTGCATTCAATAATGCAGTAATGTTTACGGCAAATCGTTTACAGTATGCATCAAATACAACGAAGCTACAGGTATCAAGTCAAATGTTCGACCGTGGAATCCTTACAACAAACCAGGTAATGGATATTTGGAATATGGCACCGGTAGAGAATGGTGATAAGCGATACATTCGCAAAGAATATACAGAGATCACATTGCTAAATGATAACAAAGGAGAGGGGGTTGTAAGTGATGCCGTTAAAGATCAAGGACAGGGAGTATCGAGCACTACAGATGTTACAGACACAGACACAGGACAAGCGTTTTGATACTGATTACTACGTGGAAGGTTATGCTACTACGTTTGATAAGCCGTATCTGATGTATGAGTTTGATGGAATACAGTATTTTGAAATGATTGACAGACATGCGCTAGATGGTGCTGACATGTCAGACATTATTATGCAGTACGACCATGAAGGAAAAGTATTTGCAAGAAAATCAAATAACACACTTATCGTTGAGCCGGATAATAACGGCTTATTTATTTGCGCAGATTTATCCAAGAGCGAAGCTGCCAAAGGAATGTATGAAGAAATAGCGAATGGCTTAGTTACAAAGATGTCATGGGCGTTTACCGTGGCAGAGGAATCGTATAACATCGATACGAGGACAAGAACTATTCTAAAAATCAAAAAAGTGTATGACGTGTCAGCCGTTAGCATTCCAGCAAATGACGACACTGAAATATCAGCTCGGTCATATTTCAACGGAGTGATTGAAATGGGAAAGCAGGAGTTGCTAGAGCGTGAAACAAGGAAACAAAAGTTACTATTAAAACTAAAATTGATGGAGGTCTAATATGACAAGAATTGAAGAAATTGAAACAAGATTATCTGCTATTAAAGTAGAGTTGGAATCCGACGGTGCAAACCTTGATACGCTTACAACAGAGACAGACGCACTCATTGAGGAGCGCAAAGGTATTATTGCAGGAATCGAAAAGAGAAAAGCATTGATCGCTAACATTTCCGACGGAACCGTTGGAACGGTAGTAAAGACATTTCAGGAGGAAGTGAAAGTGGAAGAAAGAAATAAGAATTTTAGTATTGAATCTGCTGAGTATCGTTCAGCATTTATGAATCATTTAAGAGGAATTGAACTTACAGAAGTTGAGAAGAGAGCATTTACAACTGTTACAGGTAGTGCAGCAGCAGTTATCCCAACTGCAACACAGAATGCGATCATTGAAGTCGTGAAACAGCAAGCACCTCTGTTACAGGAAATCTACTTAATGAATGTACCAGGCGGTGTTGAGATTCCGGTGGAAGATGTAGTTGATGAAGCAACTAAACATGCAGAAAACGCTACAATTACAGCAGCTGGAGATACACTGAAAGTTATTAATCTGTTTGGATATGAAGTAACTAAGTTATTACATATTTCAAAGAGTGTTATGAAAATGTCTGTATCTGCATTTGAGACATGGTTGTCTAATAACCTTGGAAAATCCTTAGCATCTCAGATTAGTAAATCTATCATCTATGGATCTGGTACTGGTGAAGCAACAGGTGTAGATACCATTACATGGGGAGCAACTAATTCAATTACTATAGCAAAGACAAGTTCTATGATTGCACAGAATGTAATGGATGTAATTGCATTGCTACCAGGTGGATATGATGCAAATGCAAAATTCCTTATGAGTAAAAAGACACTGATTCAGGATTTCTTACCTTTACAAGATAAATCTAAAAATGATCTTGTTACACAGGAAGGTAAAGCTTACTTTATCCTTGGATATCCTGTTATGCTGGACGAGCGTGTTACGCTTCACGAAGCATATCTCGGAGATTTCTTTGCTGGATATTACGGAAATATGCCAGAAGAGGCTAACGTTGATGGTGGCTTTGTAAGAGCATCTAACAACTATGAATATCTTGGTGCTACTATGTTTGATGGTAAACCAGCAATCACAACTGCATTTGTTAAAATTGTAAAAGCAACAGCATAATAAGTAACAAATTTAAGAGGGTGTCCGGTATTTCGGACACTCTTCTTTAATAAAAGGGGTGATTTGATGCTAGAAAAAGTAAAGAAATCTATGCGTATTTCTCATAATGCTATTGACGATGATATAACGCTTTTAATCGAGACATGTTTAAAAGATTTAGAGATTGCCGGAATTAATACCGATGCCGTTTCTGCGGAAAATGACCCATTGCTATGTACTGCTTGCATTCTGTATGTAAAGTGGATGAGCGATTTCACTGAAAAAGCGGATCAATACGAGAAAGCATATCAAAATCTTAAGATATCGCTCAGTTTGTGTGGTGATTACGATGTACAATAACGTGATTTCTCTGATTGCAGAGACAGAAATAGTAAATGAGTATGGAAGTACAGTCAAAACAGAAACAACCAGTGATATATTTTGTGAGCTAAAGAGCATTGGCCAAACAGAGTTTTATCAAGCACAGACAAATGGCATGAAGCCAGAGATTAAATTTGTGATTGCAGACTATTTGGACTACCAGGGCGAAGAAAATATTGCTTTTGACGGTATGAAATATAAAATATTGAGAACATATCGTACCGGTAATGAACTTGAGATTACTTGTTATGGAGGTGTGCGTTATGCCAGTGCCTAAATCAGTAACAAAAATCAATAAGGACGGTGTGCAATATATATCGTCCTGTGACAAGGTTAATTACACCATTAAAGAATTGACGAGAGCCGCCTTGAGAGATTCATGTAAATATGCATGTTCTGTATTTAGACAATCATATTATGCTAAATTTCAAAAGAAGAGCGGAAGAGTAGGAAAATTTACGCAGTATTGGGTGCGAAGCAAGCAGGATAACCCAGATGCGCAGATTGGTATTAAACCAAGCGCTTTTTATGGGTTGTTCCAGGAGGTTGGAAGTAGCAAGACACATAAGCTTGGCTTATTGCAACATGCGGTACAGGACAACGTGGCAAAAATAGTTGAAATTCAGTCGCAATACCTGTCACACCTTGAAAACGAGGCAAAAGCTTTAGCAATAATCGAAGAAAATGATTATCTTGGAGGTGCAGAAGATGAGTAAAACATTAGAGCTGAGAAAACTGATTATGCAAAAACTCAATACTACTACTGGATATACTTACTATCAAACTGCATCTAAAGATACTGGATTCCCCTACAAGGTATTTTCTTTTGAAAACATTGATTTGGGAGATATAAACAGGGATGATTTAATACTTGAAGTCAATGTTTACACAAAAGATGCGGATCAGGTAGATAGTATCGCAGATACAATAGAGCCATTGTTTAATGCGGTAAATAGCCCAACCGGAAAAATACTACCAACCTTCTTCCGGTTGAGCAGAAAACCGATACCAGACGAAGATATTACCATACACAGAGTACAATTGAGATTTCAAATACAAAATTATGAGAGGAGTGTTTAGAAATGGCAAACAAAGTATTTACAGGAACACGTCAAATATTATCCACAGATTACAATGATGTAAAGTGGGTAGGGAAAACAAAAGATGGAAGAGAGGTTGTAATTAAGCTACTTAATGCAATCAATCTCGAAAATATAGACTGGAAGATGGCAGAAAAAGACGAGGTTATCGCCAGTGTAGTATATGTTGGAACTTATGAGGAGAATGCGACAGATAATACTACAGAACCTTGGAGTGTAACATATGTGGACGGTACTGCAACAGGAACAAATAAGCCCGATAACATTTTGCTGGGTGTCGGAGTGTTCTATATCGGAACAACCGCAATAGGATTAAGCCGTGGTGGTGGACAGTTTACGCTTGAGAGAAAATACAGGAATATTGCCGCAGATGGTGATTTTGGCACCGTTAAAGGTAGAACAGCAATTGATTCTTCTGAGCCAAAGTTAAAAATGAATTTGCTAGAAGTGATTAGTGCAAATCTTACGAAGCTTTACCCGGCAACAAAGATCACAGATGCAACGGAATAGCTGCAATAATTAAAATAGCATAATTTGGAAAGGGCACCTTTGATTAGGTGCCCTTATTTATGGAGGAAATCATAGTGAGAGCATTAAAAACAAGCGATATTTTTGCATTTAGCAGATGCCTAAAGACGATTGGTATCAAAGATGAGATTAAAAAAATTGCAGAAAACAAGGAAAAATATAAGAACCAGACGGATGCAGGAATCGATATCATCTATAAAATATTTGATATGGCAACCGAAAAAAACGGAGAAAAAGAAATTTACAAGTTCCTGGCTGGTCCATTTGAAATGAAGCCGGATGAAGTTGAAAATCTTGCGATAGATGAATTGATAAAAAACATTAAACAGCTTGGGAATCCGGATGTACTTAAAACTTTTTTCAAGCAAGCGGTTCGCTAGACCACTTAGAGGTTGAGGAGCTGCTATTTCACCGATATGGAAATGCCATTGATTACATTCTCAATAAAGATGTGGTTGATGGCGTTTTGTTTTTGAATAAAATGCATGAAAAGTACGAGTTAGAAGCGATTAGAGAACAGTGGTTAGTAAATTTGCCATTTATGAGTAAGGACAACTTCATTAGCTTAGAGGATTATTACTACGGGGTACATCCAGAAAAGTTAAAAGATATTTGTAATAAAACAAATGAAGAAATACTGAAAGAAAGCGAAGAAATATTAGCAAAAGTAGAAAACAAAAAGGGGTGATAAGATGGAGCTGTTCAAATTATTTGGTTCTATTATGGTCGATAACTCAAAAGCAAACGATTCTATAAAAGAGACAGACAATAAAACGGAAGGACTCGGCAAGAAGTTTGCAGACGGTGTTGGAACAGCTGCAAAATGGGGACTAGGAATAGCAGGAGCGGCAGCAGCGGGAGCGGCAGCACTATTTGGGGTAGCTGAAAAGGCAGGAGATGCCACCAGCGAAATAAAAGATATGGCAGATAGAACCGGTGAGACCGCCGAAGAATATCAAAAGCTAACCTATGCTGCTAAAATGAGCGGAATGAGCGTTGAAGGTCTCGAAAAATCCTTGACAAAGCAACAAACATCCTTTGCAAAAGCAAAAGAAGGAAATAAAGGTCTATCGGACGCATATGCAAAACTAGGACTTGATATATCTAAAATTGGAAATTCTAGTGACGCTTTTAATGCAGTTCTCGGAAAACTTGCGGATATGAAAGATGAAACACAGCGTAATGCGATTGCTAGCCAACTTTTTGGAAAATCCTACGCAGACTTAACTCCACTTTTAAAAGAAGGTAGCTCCGGAATCGATGCGCTAAAGCAAAAAGCTGTTGATCTTGGAATGGTAATGTCAAATGATTCCGTTGCGGCAGGAGAAAGCTTCGGTGATACGTTAGAAACGGCAAAGATGTCACTTGATGCAATTACAAATAAAATCGGTACGCAGGTAATACCGATTGTTCAGCAAGGACTTGACTGGTTCCTTGGAAATCTACCAACAATTGAAACCGTTGCGAGTGTGGTATTTGACGGATTATCAACCGCTGTTACATCCGCTGGAAATGTATTGCAGAATGTATTTTCCGCCATTTCTCAAGTATTTAGCGATAGCGGTATTACAATTCAAGACGTAATCGGGGTAATCCAAATCGTATTTACAAATTATTATGCTATGTTACAAACACTTTGGGATACGTTTGGAGTTCCGATTTTTAACGCAATCAAAGACCTTGTAACAAATGTATTTTCTTCTGTTTCACAATCGGTTGGAGATAGCGGTATTACAGTACAGGATGTAATGAACACAATAAAAAATGTGGTTTCAGATGCATTTGGCGTAATACAAACAATTTGGACAACAGTAGGTCAACCGGTATTTAATTTGATTAAGGAAATAGTAGGAACAGTTGCACAGTATTTTATTGACAGATTTCCACAGATTCAAGTTGCCGTAGTTTCCGTATTTTCAGATATACAGACGATATGGGAAAGCAATCTGAAACCATGCTTACAAGCAATCGGTGATTTCATTAATAATGTACTTGCGCCAGCTTTTAAATTTGTATTTCAGAACATCATTGCACCTATTGTAGATTCGGTATTTCATGGAATTGGTCAGCTATGGGAGAACAGTCTGAAACCTATTTTTACAAATATTATTGATTTCATCAAGAATGTATTTACTGGAAACTTCTCAGGTGCATTCCAGAACATTGTTAATATCGTTAAGGGTATCTGGAATGGGATCATAGATATTGTGAAAACACCAATTAACGCAGTTATCGGAATTATCAATAAATTTATCGGTGGCCTAAATAAACTGAAAGTACCTGATTGGGTTCCGCTTATCGGAGGAAAAGGAATTGATATACCGGATATTCCACTTTTAGCAACCGGTGGTACAGTTCTAAGCGCTGGTCATGCAATCGTTGGTGAAGCAGGTGCGGAAATGATTGATCTACCGGTTGGGGCTAAAGTCACTCCATTGACGAACGGAAAAGGTAGCGCACTTGGCAGCGATAAAATGGAAGAACTTCTTACACTTATTCTTGCAGAATTGAAAGAGTTAAGATCTTCCTTATACGACACAATTGTAAAAGCCTTGGTAGATGGAGTCGAAATCGACTGGTCCGATAGAGAATTAGCAAGGTTGGTGAGAAAATATGCTTGATAGAATGAAGTATGTCAATAGCAAAGGGGACGTTATCCAATTTGGAGAGCGTCCTTATTATATCAATGAAAATGATTTGAGGGATTTTGCATGGGGATATGAAACTTATGGAGATAAGATCACACAATTTACGAGAACTATAACAGAAAAAAGTCTGCCTATATTTATTTATGACACAGAAGAATATCAAAATAGCTTTAATTACCTATGCAATGTCCTTGAATATGACGTGATTAATAATACAAGAGGTAAATTGTACATTGGGGATTATTACTTACTTTGCAATTTCATTGAGTCAAAGAAATCGAACTATACCAGTATAGAGGGCTATATTTCGAATCAATACAAACTAGTGACAGATGTCAAGTGGTGGATTCATGAAACAATAACTTCATTTAGAACTGATATGACCTCTAATAGTGGTAATTTGAATTATCCATTTAATTATCCATTCAATTTTGCTAGTTCTTCGGTTGGAAAGACGGTAAGCAATGAAAGTTATGCACCGAGTGATTTCGAGATTATTATATATGGTGCTTGTACGAATCCATTAATAAACATTGCAGGACATTCTTATGGTGTCAATTGTTCTTTGGAAACAGGAGAATATTTGAAAATAGTCTCGATAACTAAGAAAATTTACAAAGTAAAAACGAATGGTGAAATAGTAAATCAGTTTAATTTACGTGATAGAGATTCTTATATATTTGAAAAAATACCAAGTGGAGAAAATGCCGTTACATGGTCAGGATTATTTGGTTTTGACGTTGTTTTACTCGCAGAGAGGAGTGAACCGAAATGGATTTAACGTATATGACAGATAAAAAAGTTGATATTGGAGTAATTGAAAACTATCAATTTGATTTGGCATTTGGTTCAGATGAAAATGATTTTACCTGTGAAATAAGGTTGCAAGATCATTGTTGTGAAGCCGGATATATGCTTTATATTGACGGAACAGAATACGGTGGAATCATAGACAATATAAGTCCGGATACAAAATCAAAGAAAGTTGTTTACGGTGGAAGGACTTGGCATGGAGTGCTAGAAAATAAGATACTATGCCCCGATAATGGAGAAGATTATCTTTATTTGTCAGGTGAAGCAAATGAAGTATTGGCAACGATTATCAGCCTTGTTGGATTATCAGACTTATTTTCTGCTTCAACAGATGATTCAGGAATCGATATTGTTGACTATAAGGTGAGATATGACAATGCATATACGGTTATCAGCAAGATGCTACATATTGCAGGTGGAAAGCTAAAAACGATATTTTCCAAAGGGTATGTAGTTTTGTCAGCGGTACCGTATATTGATTACTCTCGGGACGAAGAGTGGGATTCTTCGCAACTTGCTTTTAAAATTAAAAAGAATTATCGAGCGGTCAATCATCTGATTTGTCTTGGTAAGGGTGATTTAAAAAATAGGGCGATCATACATCTATTTACCGATGAAAATGGTGGACTACAGCCTTATAGCACAATCGATAATCCAGTTAAGAACTCAGATTATATTCTTGATACATCGAATAAAGTCATGTTTGAAGAAGATGAAATTTGCGATAAATACGATTTAGGGAATGCACAGGACACAATAAATTATGTGAGACTTGAGACTGAGCCCCCAGATTGGCACCACACCTATATGAATTACTTCAAACAAAATGCAAACAATGGATACGACGCGTTGGCAAGTTGGATTGCAGATGTTTATACTTTGCAATTAATACAACCGTCAGACTGGTCGGTAAATTATAAGGACTATTTTAAAAAGCAAAGTTCAAATTATGTATCAGTAGAAAGTATTTCTCAGACTGCCTATGCAGTACAGACCGTACAACCGTCAGATTGGAACGAGCATTGCGAGAATTATTTTAAATTAGTCAGTGGGAATTATACGGCTGTTACTAGGAACACAGCAGATATCTATACAAAACAAACTGCAAAGCCGGCTGATTGGAAAAATAATTACGGCAACTATTATTATTATTGGTCAGATGGTACAACGTATGATTACCGCAAAGTACAAGGCGTTACTAAATATAAATATGTTCCGCAGACATTACATCCATCAGATTGGGATACGAATTATAAGAACTATTTTTCCAAGAATAAAGATGATAGCGGATATACTGTATTACAAGGGAATAAAGCACCAAAATGGGTGTCAAAACGATATTGCACAAAAGAAAGTTACCAAGTCGCACCGAAATGGCAGACGAATTTCTATTATACAAATACAAAACCGGTAACTGCTCCAACATGGGCTACAGCAACCTATTATACCAAAAGCATTAATACAGTTCCTTCATGGGCTGCAAATACATACTATACGAAATCAACACAGACATTTATACCGCAATTTGTCTCGAATGCCTATTTTGAGAAGTTTATTGATAATTATGCTGTACTGGTAGATGGTGGGATTGAAAAGCTAAAAAAATCTTATAACTGTGACAAAATAGCCATAACGCTAGATCCAACACAGACTTATGACATTAACGATTTGGTAGGAGCAAATGAAACTGTTACAGGGATCATGGTGTGGCAGCCTATCACAAAGAAAATAGTAAATATTGATAAGAACCATCAGAACATAGAATATCAGATTGGAGATGATAAGTAATGAGTATACATTTAATCACAGGACAAGGAACTACCGATCATGTAAAGTCTGCTGATGCTGGGTCGCTAAATGCCGGCATTGTAGGTACTGGTCGTTACGTTCTTAACCGTGGAAACAAATTTTCGTATGAGGTAGTATCAAATAATCTTATAAAAATACATGATGGTGATCTGCTTAATCAAGGAAGACATATCAATATTGCGGTGAATGACTATGAAGAATGTACCATTGAGAACGGATTGCAGTCAGTAAAAAGAAATGATCTTATTGTATTGCATTATACAAAAAATACACAGACAGAGATTGAAACTGCAGCTGTTGTAGTAATCAAAGGAGTATCAGGGAATACGGCAGTTGACCCAACATACACGACTGGCAATATCTTAAATGGTGATGCAGTAGACGATTTTCCGTTATATCGTGTGCGCTTGAACGGTCTAAGCATTGAAGGAGTAGACCAATTATTCACGGTAAATAAATCACTATCAGACATGGACGCAAGTAAGGTGAACTATACAGACATGTTGGCAACTATTGCAGATTATCGAAACACAAGTACAACAGGTAAAATGGTTGATGTAATGCTTGAAAAATCATTGCAAAAAAGAGTATACAAGAAAATTGGGAAGAACCTGATAGAAAATAACATTGTGTATGACCCAACTATAATGGCAATAAACGATGATATGAGTATTAGATGCTTTGGCGCTGTACACTCAGGAAATCTCTTACAGCCTATTGGAACTGCATACTTTGAGCCCGGAACATACACAGTTAGCGGTTGTCCAGGGGGGGGAAGTGTATCATCATTCTATCAATCGGTAAGAATTACTGGCAGTTCTCAGGACGTTGCTACTGACTTTGGAAGTGGTTCAACACTTGAAGTAACATCACCAGCTAGTTATAGATTGTATTTGCATATTGCAAAAGACTATCCAATGAACGCTACATTCCACCCACAAATCTGCTATGCAGATACAGAAAATCCGCTTGTGTATGAGCAGTATGCACCGAGCAATGCGGAGTTAAATTCCAATTTAGCAGCATTTAGCGGACTTAAAATATACCGAGATCATGCTGCTGTTGGTGCTCCAAATTCCCCAACAACTATAAATGTCTCTTCATATGGATTTACTCAACCACCCACAGTAATTGTTTCTCCTGACTGTAATGGTCCGTATGTAGTATTGGCTCAAGGTTCAGCTCTTGATAAGAATACAATACAAGTTCAGGCTTGTTATGATTCAGGGGTAAACGGGTGGAGTGCAACTTCTACAGCGGTACACATTTTAGCAATAGGAAAATAACATTACAAATAGTACATAGACTAGAATCAGCTAGATTACGCAGTATAAAGCTTTATAGCGGAAAATCCAAATGTTTGAGAAGCAGTATAATGATTTGTTATTGTCACACGCATTTTGGTTGCATCTCCGGCTAACATATGTCCTGTACCTGTCAGATAATCATTTGTTGTATTAAAAGCGCAAACAACAGTTGTTCCGGTCGTACTAAATCCAGGTACATCAATAACCGATGTTGCTCCGGCTGCAATTGTGGCAGATGCAGTACAAGTTTCTGCTCTTAATCTCGAATTAGATAATGCTGCTAAATTGGAATTTATTAACATTGTCAATGTATTAAAACTTTTTCCATAAAATACCATAAATTTTAATGGTAGCATATATATTTATTTTTTATCAGTCTACTATTCATGATTAGCTAGTCTTATAATAAGAAAAAACACAAAGGAGAGTTAGAAAAATGAA